ACGCTAATCCTTTTAATAATAATTTAAGCGGTCCAGTAGCAATTTTTAATAAACCTACGGCTAAATCTCCAACAACTCCTATAAGAAATCCCAATGCCGTTACGCCAACTTTACCGATTTGAATCATCATCTTGCGGAAAGTTTCGGACTTATTCCAAAGTAAAACCATACCGCCAATAAGAAGTACTACACCAGCAACTACTAAACCAATAGGGTTTGCGTTAAGTGCGCCGTTTAACGCCCATTGTCCCGTAGTTAAACCCGTCATTACGGTTTTTGCTACGCCCGAAATAAATGCCCACGCCTTAGTAACGGCAGTAGTTACCTTTACTGTTGCGCTATATGCGGCAAGGGCAACTGTAACGGTAAGTATTACGCCAGCAAGAATAGATAACCAAGAAGAATTTTTCTTAACCCAATCTACGGTTTGTGTAATTAAATCAAGAAAACCTTTTAGATAAGGCATAAGCGTAGTACCAAGAGTTTCTGCTACGTCCGCAAACTTTTCTTTAGTAACCGCTAACTGACCAGCAAAAGTTTTTGTATACGCGGTAGCCTGTCCGCCAATCTTTGCACTAAGTTCAGACATACCCTTTTCAAGCATTTGCGCTTTAGGTAAAGACGTATCAAGTTCAATACCCATTTCTTTAAACGCTTTAGCAGAACCTTGATTTGCTTTAGCGACAATAGAAGACGCGTCAGCAAGTGAAATATTTTTAACGCGAGCCAAGTCAGCCGAAGTAGCAAGAAGTTTTTGGGACGCGTCTAAGTCACCAGTAGAACGAAATAGAACGTCAAAACCTGCTGCGGCTTCTTCTCCACCAAAACCTAAATCAACATACGAGCCAGTTAAGTCTTCAATTTCTTTTCTGACCTTAGGTGTATTCATACCAAAGTTAGAAAGAGTTACGCCTAACTTATTTAATGCTTGTTCGGCTTCGTTGGCTTCCTTAATACCGAACGCGGCAAACCCTACGAACGCCGCACCCATAGCAAGAAGTCCAGCCGTAGCCACCTTAGAAGCCTTATCTAAGCCCGAAATTTTACCGCTAGCAACGTCAGCGTCTTTTTCCATTTTTTCAAGTTCTTTATTAACTTCTCCGAACTTGGCTATGGCTTGGTCAGCAATCGCCTTAATTTCAAAAATTGCAGGTGGAAGAAAACTAGAGCCAGCCATTACTTAGTCACCGCCAAATGCTTACGGATAATCATTGGAACTTGTACTTTAAATTTTTGGAAAGCAGGATTCATATATGGGAAACCAGCCATAGCAGAAGTTCCTTTCCAAGAAGGTGGTGCGTACTTACCGCCTAATTCTACTGCGCGACCATAGATAATTGTTGGTCCAACGATTGCTTCATATTTGCCAAAACCTTTATTAAATTTTTGACCACGGATAGAACGCCGTAAATTACCAGTACGGTTCATAGGTGGCTGACCTGAGGTTGCCTTATCCCATACGCCGTCTGTCTTACCGCGCTTACCTGCGATTGTTTCTTTGGAGAGTTGAATTAAAGTAGTCATCATTTCGTCACGACAAGCCATAGCACTTTTGTCTATGCCTTTACCAGCCTTCTCTACGGCTTGGCGAACCTGTTTAAGGTTTGTGACTATCATTTTCTACTTCTCTCACTACTCCTGCAATATGAATTAACCAATCCAGTAAGTGAGCAGGTTGCTCATCTACCTGTGAAGGTGTCCAACCAAACCTTTCCGCACAAACGTAGTAGTACCACTCTTCGTCAGGATAAGAAAAGGCTTCGTGTCGCTCGCCACCTTCAAGTATCCACTTTAACCGTTGGAGTTGTCGAAAGGGCTTTCAGGGTCTTTTTCTGTTTCGTCTGTCTTATTTAGATTTGGAAATAGAATCTTTTGTGCGTCCTTTGTTTCTTCGGTTAAGAAGTCATAGTCAGCCATTTCAAGTTCTTCAAGGGTAGTAATTCGAATTGACGGAATAATCAAATCAAATGACCACTCTTTAATTAAGACCGCAAGAAGTCCGTCTGTTAAAGATAGGGCTTGCATAATTCCTTCGTCAGCCTTTGCCGCATTAGCGTAAATCTTTTTACGGTCTTTTACGCGTAGTTCCTTAGGGTCACGAATTGTTACAGTTGCTCCACTAGGAAGCGTTACTACTTTTTCTGCCATTTTGTTTTCCTTCCAATCGGTAATGTGCCTTCCAAATGATACTTTAAAAAGGTGCTCAGGGGTGGGAGCAGGGAAGGCGTCTGCTCTACCAACCCCTGAGCACTACTGTTTCAGAAACTTATGCGTAAGTTCCTGAAGCCTTTGCGTTTTGTAGCACCCACTTGATAGGTGCGAATCCGCCAGTTGAACCAGCGTCAGTTGTGTTTCCTTGACCGTTAAGTTCGATTGTAACGCTTACGAAATCATCTCCACGTTCAATAACTGCGGCGGTGTACGCGCCTTTAGTAATTGTTGCTTGAATCTGAACCAAACTTGCGCCTGTGCCGTATGACCAGTTAAGGACAATGGCTGGTTGTGTATTGTTTAGGAAACGAACAAGTTCTGAATCATTATCCATAACAAACTTAATAGAGCCTGTTACTTCAAGTGGTCCAAGAAAGATTTGATATGGGTTCTGTGTATTAGAAATACCGTAGATTGGCGTTGCCGCACGAGTCATATCAATATTACCTTCCATAGCGGTTGCTACAGAAGCACCAGCAATAGAAACAGTTCCACGCCATACAGGAGTAGGAAGTACTGTTGAGAAGGTAGGTGTTGGGTCAGATACTGTTGTAGAAGCCCAACCTGTTGTCTTTGCGTCATACTCCAACATACCGTCAGCATTAAACTTCAAAGAGAAGTCGCTGAACTGGCAACCTGGGTATGAGCGAACATCTACCGCGTAGAAATCGGTAAGAGTATAAGAAAGTGGTTGTACGTCTACATCTGACGTAAGACTATTTTCAAGACTAATAGTATGTGTATAAGGCGCGCTAGCACCTGTTGTTGCTACTGAGCCAAGAAGTCCTGCGATTGAATAACCGATTGTGTCGGCAAATACCGCACCACCGAAATCAAAAGTTGAACGTGTGCGACCCTGAATGTAGTTGTAATTAACTACGTTAGAGCCACGCAAGCCTGTATCATAAAGTGGGTCTACTAAATCTACTGGCTTTAAATTATCCTTTGCTACAGGGATAAAATCTGTTGGTGCTACTATCGTTCCTTTTGTTGCTTCTTTAGCAATACCTAAATAGGAACGTACGGACGCTTGTACGGACATTAATTCACTCTCCTACTGTTGTGTCTGACGCGGCAGACTTGGTTGGTTCTGTTGGTTTTGGTGCTGGTGTAGATACTTTCGCGCCAGCAAGAGTTACATCTGCCGCACTAAAGTTATCAGGCGCGTCAAACTCTTCGTTTGGTTTCACTACGATTCCAAGCGAAGGAAACACACGCTCATCTGTTCCTACGTACTTGTATTTCATTTTTTCTCCTTATGCTTGAATCATTTCAGTTACATCAAACTGAAGTTCAGCAAACGTTTCCGTTGCTCCTTCAGCAGAAGTCGAAGGTTCACCATATACGCCGTTAATAACTGGCTCTGCTCCTTGCCATACTAGGATACCTGTTGAGTCTCCAAAGTTATGGTCAGAACGTAGTCGTGTCTTAATTGCGTCTACAAGTGTATCAAAATCTGCCATAGCAGTTTCGGCTAATTGGTGTAACGAGTGGTGAAAGATTTGAAGAATTACAGAGTAATCAACTCTCTTCCAACCACTATGCGCGCCACCAATAGCCAAACGGTTTTCTGTTTCTGATTGAATAAAGATTACTACTGCGGCACGGCTCATCTGTCCTGCCTGTGCGTTTACTTGAAAGTCAATACGCTTAGGAAAAGAAACAAAGACTTGGTTTAAATCTTGAATAGGCGGATTCGAAATAAACGCATATAACGTATCTCTTACGCCTACGCGCCCTGCCATTAACGAACCCTTCTATAAAGGGTAACCATTTCAATCGCCATAGCGATTTCGTTTCCATAACGTTGCGCGCCGTCAGTAACGCTTTGCGCGGTAGTAGTAATACCCATAGTCATTGACCTATCGCCACGAACCTTTGCGAACGCGGTTGTAACAAGAATTGTTGCTTGCTTAATCGCTTGTGGCAAGTTACCAAAAGTAACTCCTGCGGTATGCGTATAAACCAAAGCACTAGCCAAAGGAACGGTTGTAGAACCGTACGTATAGTTAGAAGCAACGGTAATAGTTTCGCTTTTTGCGCCGTCATAAATTCGGTATTGACCGCCAGCCTGAATACCTGCCGCATTAGATACGGTCATAGAAGAAGCGAGCGCAACTGCCGTAGCAATAGGGTTATTTACGTAACCGCTTGTGTAGTTATATTGGCAATAAATCTGATTGTAATTAGAGCCACCACCACCGAAAGAAAGTGGACCACTACTTGACCAAGTTAAAGACATTTGTGATACGGGAATAATTATTTGCTGGTCTTCAAACCACGATAGAGAACAATCAGGAATCGTTATTAGTTCGTTAGGAGTAGGACCATAAGAAAAACTTTGTAACGAAATAAGCGGATTATTATTAGGGTGTAACGCTATAAAGCCTTGTGGTGTAAAGCGCGTACGTTGCGTTTCGGTACGTGTCTGCGCGCTTAAATTTTGGTTTAAATATTCGTCTAAGAAGGAAGAAGCGCGAAGAATTAGCCTTGTTAATTCCGCGTCTTGTGCGTCCTGATTACCGCCTACTACTAAATTGTTATAGTCAATAGAAGTCGGTGCGTTCTTAAATTCTTGTAGGGTTATGTAAGGTTGTTCGAAGAACGGCGTCTGTGTAGTAATACCTGTAGCCATTTAGTCACCGTCTTTCATAATCCGTTCGTTTTCGTGTCCGCACCGCGAACACTTTTTGAAATAACTACCGAAGCCGCACTCAGAACACGGAAAGCCTTCTGTGTCTGCTACGCCACCTGCGCTCGCTACTCCTAAACCTTCTGCTTTCATTTGTGCGGCGTGTTTAGGATTATCTACGTTAATTAACCCTGAACGGTCAGCCCTGTAAACCTTTGTACCGCGTTCTGTTTGAATAGATACTTCTCTTAATCCCTGCGGTGGAATCATCTTGCCCATAGTTATTCCTTCCTGCTAGTAGTGGCGCGCCCACTATATGACGCGCCACTCTAACATTAACTATCTACTTATGCGTTTACGATTCCTGATACTGCGCCGTTCCAAGCAGGAGCAGAGCAGAAGAATGTGCCACGGAAGTAAGTTGAGAAGTCATAAGAGAACTGTGTTACTGGCCATTGGATTCCCATATAGTCCTGAACCATATAGTTCGCCCAAACATCTGATACCTCAGTATCAGGAATTGGAAGAGTATATGAAAGAACTGGAGAAACGCCCTGAGGCAACCAAGGGTGAACTGTAAGAGGAACCATCTTGCCTGTAATTTCGTTATACAGACCACCGATTGTTGCTCCACCTACGTAATCGCCTGACTCTGTTTGAGTAAGGTTTAGACGGTAGTTAGCAGTTGAACCGTTCTTGATTGAATCAGAGAGTTGCTTACGGTCTGCACCGTTGATAAGAATCTCGTCTGGGTCAGCCTTAACGTTGTTGTAAAGGTTATAGAAC